CTAGAGCGCGAACCGGGTCAGTTCCGTGAAGGTCGTCTGGGTGGGTCTGGGGCCGCCAACTTTCCGTGACGACCACCCCTTGACGCTCCACCAACCAGGTGAGGATGTCGAGGAGATAGGGGTGGAAGACGTGAACGGCGAATCCCAGGGCGACGTGGGAGTCTTTGATCCAAAATTCGCCGGGGGATACAATGTCTGGGGTTTGATACTGAACTATCATGGGTCCCTCCTTTATTGGTTTCGAGTCACATCCATGCGCTCGGGTCAACGTTCGGCAGCACATTCATCGCCAGCATGGGAAAGGAGCACCCCTCACCCTCGAAAACTTCTCCTGCCAGGTCGGGGTTTTGCCTGCAATCCTTCACCCAGAGGCAGAACTCCCCGCCAGATTCGGGGTCGTACCGGTAGACTTGAGTGTTCACCTGAACCAGGAATCCCATATCGGAGAATCCAGCGCGTTCCCATTCTCCCGTCCGTTTGTCGTTGATGTACTGGGCTTTCATCTTGTGCAGAAGGATGAGGTTCTTGTCCCACTTGTACGCCTCGCGGATGAGGGCGCGGAACTCAGCGTTGACGGGTCCATACTGGTAGGGCATGACCTGCGTCAGTCTCCCGAATCGCGCCATGCGGAGGAGTTCCCAAATCTCCGTTGCCGTATCCACCACGATGGACCGGACCTCAGATCCTTTCATCAGGTCCAGGTAGGCCGACTTGAACCGGTCCCACTCCGCTGGGGCTTCTTCCGCTGCATCCTCGTCGATTCGCGCGACGTCCTTGACCCACACTTCCTTTTCCTGTTCGAATTTCTCCGTCACCCCCTCCTCTCCGATGTCCGTACTGAATAGGGCGACGGGTCCAGGAGCTGTGAGGGCGAAGTGAGTCTTCCCCTGCTTCTCCAGACCCGCAACCGAAACGATGATCCGGTCGAGAGACTCCCGATCCTGGGAGCGCGTGAAATTATGCTTCTTGAGTGTCATTGGTTTCTCCTCTTACTGTTTCTTGCCCCAGGATGGTTGAGGGATCCACTTCAACCAGAAGTCCGGTTAACACATCTGCTCGGTATTTTTCGTTGTCGATGTTCTCATTGTCTAATCTTATTCCCCCTATTAACCTCGAAATCACTCCTGCGTATGAATTCAGTGTTATGTTATACCCCTTCCTGTAGTACTTCAACACTCTGAGTGCGGAACCACCCGCATCTTCGTTTCGTTGGGGATAAGTGTATGACAGACGACGAGCAGCCAAGTCTTGGTAGTAGTCTTGATGAACCAGTCCACACCACTCATGTGGAGACCCAACCTTGGGGTTGCACCACAGGATAGCCCCGGAAATTGTAAAGTCAAAGCTATCAAGTAATTCTTGGGGGGATGGGTACATCCATCTGGTTATTACCTGAATAGGATAGGAATGAGTAATCAGGGTTACGGCATTTTTGCTTTTGAGTGTCTTTTGTGTGATACCTTTTAAACCCAATAAAACTTTATCCTTAGTGCTGGAACAATCAACGAACATATCTATGTCGTTTATTTTGTCCCCCGTTATACAACTTCGGATAAAACCCCCACCCACTACAACTTTGGGTCCTATATCCGACATCACATTCCTCACGTCTTTCGGGAGGTTACGTCTGCACCATTCTATATCTTCCTTTCTCATAACTCCTCCTTTGGGGTCACCCCCAGTTTGTAATCCATCTCGCTATCCATCTCGCAACTGCCGCAGCCGAGGCTAGGAGCGCGAGCCACCATATTCCCCAGACCCACCTCACTTCTTCCCCCAGACCGCTTCCTTGTGCTGCAGGATCATGCGCCAGTTGTCCTCCAGCTCCTTTTGGGTGAAGCGGATGCGGGCGACGCGGTAAATGGGGCCAGACCCTTTGTAGTCCCCCATGAGATGGAAAATCCTCATAACGGCGACGGGGGTATCCAACGCGTGACAGTAGGACTTGACCTGGCACATGTAGTAGAAATTCTCCTCGGGGCTGGATCGGGTGGACTTCCATGCCGCCTTGTACTCCTCGACGACCAGCGGGACTTCCCCTGCCGGGTCCGCTCCCGGACACAAGTCGTTATTTATTCCATCCATGGACATCCAAATTCCATCGCGGATGATCTGTGGGGGGCGGACCGCATACTTATCCTTCATCACACGGGACAGCACATCTTCCCAGAGGAGGCCAATCTCGGCGGTCAATTGTATGTCGTTGAATCCGTCTCCCTTGTACCCCAGGCCCGTTGCCTTCTCCAGGGACTTGATGACCTCCCCGAGATGGAGTCCAGGCTTGCGCTCCTCATCGTCAACGAATAGGGTCTTGGGCCATTTGGTGTCGGTTATCTGGACTTCCATGAGTCCTCCTTGGTTGGGGGGCGACCCGGTGCGGGCCACCCCTTGCGGTTTGCGTCTTGCGGGCTACCCGAGCGAGAGTACCCCGTCGGTGTAATCCCAGGGGCCAGCAGCCAGGAACTCATCTTTGAAGGTCAACTGGATCACCTTGTTCCGGTCGGGATCATCAGCCATAACCTTGAAGATCTTCGGGGTCAGTTCCTTTTTCGTCAGACCCTCACCCTCGGCCAGGATACCCATGACGACCTCGGTTGCCTTCTCCGTCATTTCGTCGGGAGCAGCCTCAGCTTCTTCTTTGGGGGCAGGCTTCGCGGCAGGCTTGGCAGCGGCCTTGGGGGGTGCACCAGCGGGTTTTGCTTTCCCCTTCGGTTTGCCCGCAGCCTTTTTCTCCCAGGGGAGCGTAAGGATTTCGCTGATGACGAGAATCGTGGGAGGCCCGTATTTCTCCTCCTTCTCTTTCTGCTTCGGGGTTTTCTTCACTCCCTTACGTTCAGGGGCCGGGGTCTGGATGAAGTGAGCCTCCAGGCCATCCAGCACACTTATGTCGCTCCCGAGTTTCTCAGCCGGGAACCCCACACCAACGAGAGTCTGGAGGAAGATACCCCCGTTGCTCGTCAGCCTGATGGAGTTCGCGGTCCCAACCTTGAGAAGCTGCTTCCCGTCATCCGAGGGGATCCAGTCTTCCGAGCGGCCCATGGACCAGTATTGCTCGGTCTCGTCCCCGGCAACGTCCAGCACCAGCTTGAGAGCCGGGGTGGGGTCTGCCGTTCCGTTGTAGTCGAACATGTCGAACCGGGCTTCCTTGACCACTGCGTCACAATCGTCAATCAGACCGCTACCTTCGATAAAACTTTCAGGGTTCAGATTAATAGCATCACTCATAATTTCTCCTTCGCCCGTTGCGGGCTAAATCGGTTCCGGTATGGAGCGTTCCACACGATAAGCACCGCCGAACCATTCGACGAGCAGGTGCCGGTTACGCTCCAGGAACCATACAATGTTGTTGTCAATAACGAACGTTTCGCACTTGTCACTCGCTGACCGACAACCCCTCCCAGTTGTCTGTATCAGTTGTTGGGCTACCTTATAATTTATGAAGTCTTTATCCTTTGCGCTCCTCGCCTTGGTGATTGCCCCCCGGATGTCTGGGTAGGGCATCTTCACGATTACCTGCCAGCGGCACTCGTCATCGGGGAAATCCCAACCCGTAACCATTGACGGGCTGACGAGTATGGCGGGTGCAGGGGATGACTTGAACGAGCGGACGACAGACTCGGTGTTCTTCCGTTGATGGGTGATCATGTGGGGGGCAAACTTGGACCGCTCCAAAACGAGATCCCGTCTCGCGTAGGATACTGTGTGTATGATTCCCTTGGTTCCGAGCCGGGACTTCAGAATTGCATCAAGTCTCGCCAGCCAGATCCTATTTTCCATCTCCCCTATACGGTAGTTCATTTTCACTGTCGGGAGGTGGATGAGGGGGCGGTGGGCCTCGGGGAAAGAGTGGGGGAACTCGCGGTAGATCATGGAGCCGGACGGAATCCCCAGGAGTTGTGCCGTCTTGGGGACTATCGTTGCCGACGTGAGGACCACCGAGGGAATCCCAAGGAATAGGGCAGACTCGGTAAAGGATCGAGGCCATAGCGGGCTTAGGGAGACGGAGAACGGGTTGGACTCCCACACCCAACTTGGGTCTAATCCTTCCGTCAGCCGCTCCAGTTTCTCCTTGATGCGGGAGTAGGCAGCGAACTTGCTCTCCTTCCGCTGGACTTTGGCCTCCTCGACCTCGATCGTCGCGTCCACCAACCGTTCCTTAGCCCACCCACGCCATCCATCTACCGTGTTGGGCAACGGGTTATTCAACCCGAGGAACCGAGTCTCCGTCCGGTTCTTGCGACTGAACTGGACCGAGATGTGGTCGATCACGTGGTCTACCGCCGCGTGTGCCTCATCCAGGACCAGAGTCTCGAACTGCCCAATTCCCTCGGAGAACTCGTGCTGCGCCATCCAATAGGCATAGTTCGTAACGACCACCTTGGCCCGCTGTGCTTCCCGGAGCCGGTCATAGTAGAAGCAACCCCCTTGGTCCCGCAGCGTACACTTGACTCCGAAACTGCATAGTCCAGCATCGCAGTTGACTTTGGTATTCAGTCGACAGGGGTAGTTTCCTCGCCCTCGAATCTCCACCACCTCCTCCATGTCCCCGAACTCTTCCACGAGTTGAGTCTGGAGTCCCTTGGTTGACGTGAGTATGGCGGTCCGTCCGTCGCGGATCATGGCCGCCGTAATGTACGTCAGGCTTTTGCCGAATCCAGTGGGGCAGACCGCGAGTTTGAAGCGCGGGGAGTCCTGCTGCATGAGGAGACAGGCTTCGGCCTGGTATGGTCTCCACTTGTCAAATTTGGTGGGCAACCCGAAGAACACAGGTGCCGGGAGTACGTCTTCCATGTGGTCCCTCTCGTTTTGGGTTTATTCTTCGTCTATTGAACTCAAGCTAGCCCGCTCTTGTCCTGCTACCAGATGCCCGAATTTCACTTCCATTTGCTCTTTGTAACGCCGCTGCCAGTAGCCTTCGGGCATGGACTTGATGTGGTTTTGTACGACGCGGATCAGACGAATCGCTTCTCCCTTGCTTCCCGAGCTGAGGTGCCCGCTGATCCGCTCGCTAAGTTTATCGAACACCATGAGGAAGTCCGAATTCAACTCCTCGTCCCGGATCAGCTCAAGGATCACGT